TTTTCGTCCCATTGTTTGACGCCCTCGATGTCCATCGTTTTATGGTTCGATCCCACAAACGCTTCGACAAAAGCGGTCACAGCACCCCGATGGTTTTTTGCGATCCAGTGAAGCGCGGCACGGTGGTCCTCGATCTCGTAGCGGTGGACCGTCCGCATGCCCTTGACCTTGTCCTTCTGCTTGGCGCTGGCTTCCTCGGCCGCACGCTGCGCCAGGGCGGCTTTCTCGGCGGCTTCGCGCTGTGCTGCTATGTCGGACGCCTGGGCGGCCCGTGCGGCCTCCTCGGCCTCCCTGCGCGCCTTCTCTGCAGCCTCCCATGCTGCGCGCTTCTCTGCCTCCTTCTGGGCGGCCAAGGCGCGCTTGAAGGGGTCTTGGCATGCGACCAGGCCTTTGATGATCCGATCGAGGTCGTCCTGCGTCGGCTTCCAGCGCGCCACCTCTGCCTTCCAAACCTCGTGCAGCGGCTTGGTGGCTTCGTCGCGCGCGGCGTTCAGGTCTTTCAGCGCGCCCTTGATCGTCTTGAGCAGGGCGTCCGTGGCCTTCAACTGCTCCTCGTTCTGGATCGGCTCGCCGTCGAGCCAGTTCTGCGCCTCCTCGATCGCGTCGCCGTAGGGTGCAAGGGCTTCGTCTATTGGGTCGGGCGGGTTGTTTCCGCCAATTGCAAGTCGTGGGTCAGTGGTCATGGTTTCCTCCAGTCTTTGGGTTTCTGTCGTGCTTGATAATTTGGGTCTTCAGCTTTGCGCCTTTGATGGATGGCCCAAGGGCTGTTTTCACCAGTTCTCGCTTTGAATGCGGCTTTTACCTTGGGGAAATTCTGATTTTCCTTTCGCGTTCCCCATCTGAGGTTTTCCGCCCTGTTGTCGGTTGGCTCTTCGTTCAGATGCAGGACGATGTGCTTTGCTGTTGGCGCTGGCCCATGAAATGCCTCGCAGACAAGGCGGTGAACTTTGTATGTTTTCCCCAGCCTCCTAATGATCATCCGCCTTCCACTTTCGTTTCGGCCTGTTGATGTTTTTTCTTCTGACCCGAATGTCGGAGCAGTCTTGTATGTGCGCTTTCCGCCGCCTGGCATCTCTGCCTCTTGGCGTTTTGGTGGCAACCAGACGCGCCCGATTGATGATGCGAGAGCGCCCGGTATGCTTGGGATTGGTTTCCAGATTTCTTGTTCCATGCACCTAGTATGGGATATGATCCCCGTCTAAGTCAACAGGGGAACCCGTCGGCTTGCTCAGGCGCTCCTTGGCGGCGTCCTTGGCGGCGATCACCTCTGCGCTGGCTGCCACCGGCTTCGGGATGCGCCCCCAGCGTTCCTTGAGGTCGTCTAGGCTGTCAGCGGCGTCGAGATACTCCTTCGCCTTCTGGGTGGCCTCTGCGTCGGGCTCCTGCGGCTTCTGCTGGCGCTGTTCCTGCTTTAATGGTGCCTTGGCGGCCGCGTTGCCGTCGTCGTCCTCTGGCGCGATGCCAGCCATTGCCATCAGCCCGTAGCGGCGGGCGTAGGTGACCGCCGAGCCATAGCCCTGCATGTCGTTCTTGTTGACGATCAGCGGCACCCGGCATGTGAGGCTTTCACCGCTTTCGCCGTGGATCAGGGTCGTCTCGACATAGCGGCCGTGCTCGTTCTCGCCGGTGGGCTGGATCAGGGCGATGCCAGCCTCGTTGAGCGCAGGCAGGCAGGCGTCCATGACGTTGCCAAGGTCTGCATACTTGCTGCGGAAGTGCGGGTTGTTGGCCTGCTTGAGCGCTTTGCCCATGTTGGTCTGCGCCTTAGCCAGTGCTGTTGCGATGCCTTTCATGTCAGAACCCCAGTCCGTAGCCGATGATCAGGAAGGCGTAGCCTCCGCCGAAGATCGCGATGACGCCGATCAGGTCGCCGATAAAGTCTCGAATTCGCATGTCAGTTCCTCCAATTGAGTGCTTCGAACGCCGCGCGCGCTTGCTCGACGCGCTCGGGTGTGTGGTGCTTTGGTGCCGACAAGACCGCTTTGGCCTCGTCGAGTTCTTTCTTCTTGTCGTTGAAGCGGGTGGCCAGCTTGGCGCACTCCATCATGTTTCTGCGGCGGCCCATCACCAGCCCGTCGCGGTGGCGCACCTCCCAGTGCTGCGGCCCGCAGAGCCAGCCCTGAAAGGCACCGACCGAAAACTTGTGGCGCTCGGTCATTCGTCGCCCTCGATCTCGCCGGAGCCGTGGCAAATTTCGCAGGTGTCGATCACCTCTTTGAGGTATCCGCCGTTGACGTAGTCGATGACCGCTTCCTCGTAGGCGCAGACGCCTTCGCCGTCGCATTCAGGGCAGGTGATCGTGCGCGCTTCGTGTTCTTCCTGCTCGTGCAGGTGGCGGTTAAGAGCGTCGAGGTTTCCGTCGGTGTTCATGCTGCGGCCTTTGCTTTGATAACGGGCAGCAGGCGCTGCGCGGTGTCAACAGCCTTGGCGAAAGCGCTGTCCAGATCGCGGCACACTTTGTCGCGCAGAAAGCCCTCATAAAAGCGGCCAACAGTGTCGGCCCATTCTTTGCCGTATGGCTTGTCAACGTGCATGAGGTAAACGTTTAAGGCATCGTATGCGGTCATGGTCATCTCCTTTGCGTCTACCATTGGTCTACCTTTCCACTGCGTTTCTTGCAAGCATAAATTTGCGCTTGAGCAAAAAAAGGTGCCGCGCTATGCTGTTCGCATGGAAAACAAACCCGCACACATCGCCTTGGCCGATCACATCCGCGCACGGTGCATCAGAAAGCAGGACTTCGCCAAGCTGGTCGGGGTTCGGAACGATCACCTATCGCGCTGGCTGGCTGGCAAGGTTCGGCCAGAGCGGCCTGCGCGCATGCTCATCGCCCTGGTCACAGATGGCGCTGTGCCGACGGAGGCTTGGGAATGAAGGTTCTTGTCGCTTGCGAATACTCTGGAAGGGTGCGTGATGCCTTTCGCGCCAGAGGACATGACGCAATTTCCTGCGATTTTCTGCCGACCGAAGTTCCGGGGCCGCACATTCAGGGCGACGTGATTGCATTGCTGTCGCAGCCTTGGGACTTGGTGATTGCTCACCCGCCCTGCACCAGGCTTTGCAACAGCGGTGTCCGGTGGCTGGCAGAGCGCGACTTGTGGCAGGACATGCGTGAAGGCGCGGCGTTCTTCCTTGCCTGCCTGAGCGCCAATGCGCCGCGTGTCGCGGTCGAGAACCCCGTGATGCACAAGTATGCGCGCGAAATAGTCGGTCGCTGCCCTGATTTCACAGTGCAGCCTTGGCAGTTTGGCGACCCGGCCAAGAAGCGCACATGCTTCTGGACGCGGGGCCTGCCGCCTCTGACGCCGACAAGCACGATGACAGCGGCGGACGCGCGGGCAGACTGCCACTTGGCCAGCCCCGGCCCGGATCGCTGGAAGGAACGGTCGCGGACATATCAGGGCATCGCAGACGCGATGGCGGCGCAATGGGGATGAAGATGCAGCCCCGCTTCGCCCGCAAGAACCCGCGAAATAAATATGGCGCGAAAAAAACGCAGGTCGGCGAGATCAAGTTCGACAGCAAGAAGGAAGCGACGCGGTGGATGGAACTTCAGCTTCTTGAGCGCGGCGGCGAGATCAGCGACCTTCGCCGCCAGGTGCGCATTCCGCTCATGGGCCAGCACAGGCCGCTCTACACGCGCACAGGGCGAAAGATGGTGATGACGGTGGACTTTGCCTACATTGATGACGGGATCGAGGTGCTGGAAGACAGCAAGGGCGCATGGACGCGCGACTTCGAGGTGCGCTACGCTGTGGCGATCGCAATGGGCCTGAACTTGAGGATCACATGAGAGATACGTTGCTCAGCTATCTTCGGATCATTCCAGCGGCAAAAACCGAGATGATTGCCGAAGATCTTGGTTTGCCTCAGCGCGGCGTGCAGGATGCGCTGCACCAGATGGACGACGACGGGGAGGTGATCATGCGGCAAGGATGGTATCGGATCAGCGAGGCCGCGAAGATGCGGCTTGGCAAAAGGGTCGATCAGGAGTAAGAAGAGCGGGCGGGGAGCGCTTGCAACGCTCGACCCGCCCAAGTAAGCCGCAGCGGGGGAGGAACCGCTGAAATCGGCATAACGCATTTCACGGATGCGTTGAACGCAGCATAACACTGCGGGCGGCGTCTCCACAACACGAAAGGAGGTGCCTTGATGCACAGCTTTGACCCACAGATCGCAGCGCGCGTTGGCGTGAACGCTGCGGTGCTCTACCAGAACATTGTCTGGTGGTGCGCGAAGAACGCTGCGAACCGGCGCAACGAGCACGATGGCAGGTTCTGGACCTACAACAGCGTGAAGGCGTGGGCTGAATTGTTTCCATACCTGACCGGATCGCAGATCAGGCTGGCCCTTGAGAAGCTGGAAAGCGAAGGGCTGATCCTGTCAGGGACGTTCAACGAGGTCGGCTACGATCGCACCAAATGGTATTGCCCTTCTGAGCAAATCCATTTGTCAGAAAACGCAAATGGAATTGCGAGAAATCGCGAACCTATACCAGATGGTAAACCAGTTCATAAACCAGATGTTACCCCCCTGCCCCCCAAGGGGGGACGCGCCGAGGCAAACGAAATATCCGAAACGCTCTGCGCCTGGGCTTCGCCAGATGCCGTCGCCAGCTTCATCGCCTATCGGAAGCGAACCAAGGGCAAAGCGCTGACGCTCACGGCGGCCAAGAGGCTCGCCAGCAACCTTCAGGAAATCTTTAACGCAGGGGGAGACACCGATGACGCACTCGGTCTCGCAGAGGAACGCGGCTGGCAGTCCGTCAAGCCGGAATGGTATTTCAACGACAAGCAGCGCGCTGACCGAGGAGCAAATCGACCGGGGTCTGGAATGGCTGCGGCGTTTGCCGCGGTTGCCGCAAGATCAACTCCCCGCCAAGGCTGACGTCGAGCGCGTCTCTGGCAAGCTGATGGTGCCGGTCGAGCCGGTGTGGTGCCTGGCCCGCGTCGCTGCCCTTCTCAGCCCTTACTACGAGAAGGAAACCCCGCAGGCTGTGCGCGAGATGGAGGCCGAGGACTGGCGCGAAGCACTGGCCGAGTTTCCGCGCTGGGCGATCGAGCGCGCGGTGCGCTGGTGGAAAAGCGCAGACAATCCCGATCGTCGGAAGCGTCCGCTCGAAGGCGACATCGCTGCCAGGTGCCGGGTCGAGATGAACGGGGTGCCTTCTGCGGTCCAGATGCTCGAACTGCGCCGCAACGGCCGCGACTTCACGAAGAAGGAAGAGCCGCGCGAGCGCATTTCACCGGAAAGTGCTGCTGAACTTCTGCGCGAAGCTGGCTTTGCGCCGCGCCAGATGCCGACATAAATTGCGGTAGGCGCAAAAAAAACCTCGCACTGTTCGCAAAAATGTGTAACTGTGCGAGGGCAATCAACGGAGGCAGAAATGGCATCGGTAAACAAGGTGACGATCCTTGGAAACCTCGGGCGAGATCCTGAGGTGAGGACGTTCCAGAACGGCGGGAAGATTTGCAGCCTGCGCGTGGCGACAAGTGAAACATGGCGCGACAAGCAGTCTGGCGAGCGCAAAGAGCGCGTCGAGTGGCACAGCGTTTCGATCATGGTCGAGGGGATTGTGAAGGTCGCGGAGCAATACCTGCGCAAGGGTTCGAAGGTCTACATCGAGGGCCAGCTTGAAACTCGCAAGTGGCAGGATCAAAGCGGGGCGGATCGTTACAGCACGGAGATTGTGCTGCGGCCCTTCAACAGCGCCCTGGTGCTCCTCGACAAGCGAGATGGCGATGGCGGTGCGCGCGAAGATCAAGGCGGTGGCTATGAGCAACAAGAGCCGCGCAATGATGACCTGGACGGGGAGATACCGTTCTGATGGCGCAGATCGACATCACCAAGGAGCGCGCAGGCATGTTCCTGATGGCGCTGGCAAACGCAGAGCCTGGCGACGAGGTGATTTACCACGTCGGCGAGCATGCGGCTGGAGCCCATAAGAGGGACGCTCTTTCGGCGCAGGAGGCTGGCCACTGCCTGCTTTACCAGCGCCGCATGGGGGAGCGCAGCTTCGCTTACATCGCCCGCAAGCCAAAGGGGAAGAAATGAAGCCTTGGCAGCCAGGCGATCCGGTTGGAATGGGTGAGGTCTACCTGCCCGACAATAAAACCCGCGCTGCCTATGGCAAGGCGTGCAGGGCTGCGGTGATCGACAGCGCCGCCAGGCACGCGATTAACCTTCCGGCGCTGCAGAGGCGACGGGATTTCATCAACAGCTATCCGGCCGATGCGCGTGATGCGCTGAAAGACCGGGTGCGAGAACTTTGGGAGGAAAGGAATGGAAGCCAATGACCGACACAACACCCGAAGCCGTTGATTGGGATGATATTCCAGATACGCCAGAGCAGCGCGCATTAATTGCTGCGCACAATGCGGAAATGAAGCGTGCCTATCCAAACTTGATTGATCTTGACAGCCTATCCGCACAACTCGCCGAGTGCGAAGCACGACTTCTAAAGGTCACGGCTGAACGGGAAGAAGAAAATCTTAAGTTTCAAATGGCTAACACAGCTTGGGACCAAGAGACTGCTACTAGAAAAGTAGCCGAAGCCCAAGCCGCCACCGAACCCGTGCTATTTAAGGATATGACGGACGCTGAACAAGGTGCGTTGTTGCTGGCCAAGCACAGGGGTGAGGCTATCCAAAGATTTGGTGATATGGGTGATTGGTTGAGGTGTAATCCTACGTTCAATCCAGATAGTGCATACCGCGTGGCACCCCCAAAGCCAAAGATTGAGCATGTGCGTGAAAAGGCTTGGTTTCGCACTCAAAAAGTCACCGTGTGCTTCACCACGATAGACGGTGTAGTCGACATCGCGTCTTACCGATTGGAGCCAAGAAATGATTGACGCCAACCCCGCAAGGATCGCCCTCGCAGAACTGAAAGGACATGACGATGGCCAAGCACTTCACGCAGGATGAAGTCGTCGCCCGGCTTCACAGCATCATCCGAACCCGCACGCAGGCAAGCCTTGCTGACGAGATCGGCGTATCGCGCAGCTTCCTGAACGAGGTCATCAAGGGCACCCGCCCGCCCACCGGCAAGATACTCGATCACCTCGGCCTTAAGGCCCAGACCGTTTATATGAAAGCAAAGCTATGATCCCGCCAGAACACCATGTCGTCGGGATCAACCTGATTTACAAATCCGGCTCAGTCTCTCGCTGGCACGCAAACCCCGACGTGCCAGCGCAAAGCCTGGCCGATCACCAATGCCGCGTCGCGCAGATCATCTTGTTCTTCTGGACCAAGGCGCCAGCATCATTACTCTACGCGGCACTGCACCACGACTGCGGCGAGATGATCACCGGGGATGTGCCAAGCCCCGCCAAGGACGCCAACCCCGCCCTCAAGGCCGCCCTGTCGCAAGCAGAGGCAGACGCGCGCCTCTCGATGGGCATCTCGTCCTTCGTGGCAGACTTCCCCATGCTGCGCTTCGCTGACCGCTTGGAGGCCTACACCTACGTTGCGCTGCACTGCCACCACCTTCTCGGCCAGCCCGAATGGGTGAGAGCCATTGCGGAACTGGGCGAGATGGCAGACGCCCTTGGGGTCTCCAAGCGGCTGGTGGAGTGGTTCGCGCGCTGAACACTTGCGACAATTGCCAAAAATGATTACCATGCCGTCCAGCGACCCGTGCCGTCATGCCGGAGAGAGAAGGTGGAAAATGGCCAAAAAAAGCAATGCAGGCAGACCGTCAGACTATACGCCCGAGATCGTCAAAAAGGCTTGGGCCTATGCGAACGGCGGGTGGAAAAAGGCGGGCGATCCTGTTCCCAGTGTGGCTGGCTTGGCATGCGAAATTGGCTTGAGCCGTGAAACTCTTAGGCTATGGTCAAAAAACGAAGAGAACGAATTTTTTGGCATCTTAAATAAAATCGCCCAAGAACAAGAGCGTAACTTGGTCAGGGGCGGCTTGGGCGGAGACTTCAATGCGGCCATCACCAAGATGATGATGACCAAGCACGGTTATTCTGACGCCACCAAGAACGAACACAGCGGCCCGGATGGCGGAGCAATCCCGGTCGAGATCAAGCGCACGATTGTTGATCCAAGAGGAACGTGATGGACAGACTGGCCGAGATGGATGAATACGACAGCATGTTCGGCCGCCGCTTGGTCGATGATGACTTTCTCGCTGCTGGTTACACGCCCCAAGAGGTTCAGGTTTATCGCGGCTCGATCGTTCAGCCATCTCTGACAGCCCAAAACCGCGCCGCAATGGAAGCGCAGTATGGAACGCTGCAAGCGCCCGATCCGACGCTGCGCCAGCGTGGCGCTGCCCGAGTTCAGGACAGGCTGATCAGCGCAGGCCTCGATCCATATGTGGCTGGATCATACAGCCGACGCATTCTGGGTGACACCGCGCCGACCGATGGCGGCCTGGGCATTGGCCTTGCAGACTTCTCGCCCCTCGGTGTTATCTTCGGCGTTCAGGAGGGCTCTCGCACGGCAATGCAGGGATACCAGCAAGGCGATCCGGTCCAGATGGGTTTGGGGGCGCTGGAGGCTGGTCTTGGCATTCTTGAGGCAACGCCGCTGACCAAGGCAATTGGACGCGGCATTGCCGAGACCGCATCGAGGATGGACCCCAACACGCTCTACAGCGTCTTTGGCCCTCCAATGGGCACGAGATCGCCCTTGCGCGCTCCTGAGACTGGTGGCGGCTCTGGACGGCCCCCGGTGACGTTTGATGACGTTGATCGGGCAATGCGGGAAGAGCCTACAGTCAATCAGCCTATTGACCAACAGCCTGTCAGCGCCCCTCGAATTACGCCAAGTGACCTTGAAGGCGCTCGTATCATCCCAACGGTTGCAGACTTGACGCGCGCTGGTGGGTTCTACAAGGGCATAGACAGCTCCTTGATTGATGTTCCTGAAGTCATGATGGGCGGGCCTGGCTTTCCGTTGCTGCCGTCTAGCCAACAGAACGGTTTAATTTGGGCTGTTCAAGGCAAAGGGATTGGCACCAAGAAAGCTGGCAAAGGCGCAGATCTGATTGCGGTTACCGCTATGAACCCGACAAGCCACAGATCAAACATCAGCTTTATCAATTCGCTGATCAAGACGACCGACGCATATGTCAGAGATGGGCGTATTGGCGACAACGTTATCAGCGCGCTTGATGATGCAATCCGACAGGCTGGGGCCGGTGGTGACCAATCTTTGGTTGGACTGGCTCGTTTCCCGGGCTTCAAAAGCCCGAATGCTCAAGAATTTATAAACAACGCGACCTTCCAGGAGCGCAGCCGTATTGCCTCTGTCATTGGCGCGAAGGAAATGCAGGAAGCTGGCGCACCAAACGTGAACCGTGTTTTGGAGGCGACGGTAGATCCAAAATATGCAGGCGCTAACCCGCGCGACACGCTTCTGTTCATTGAACCGGATTTCAGCCTGCCGCCGGTAGACCTTGCCGCAGAGGGTTTGCCTGTCCACCCAAGCTATCGGTACGGCATTCGTGGCCGTGTTTTCGGCGCTTTGGATCAGAACATCTCGACGTTTGAGATGTTCCCAACATTCTGGGGCGAAAAGAATATCAACGCCTTTGGCGAGGGCTTTAACACAGGTGGCCGCCGAGCGTTCGATATGTCTTTGCCAATTGAGGAGGTGACGGGTGAGCATGTCCGCAACCTTGAGCGCATCATGACCACAGAGGCGGCTAGAAACACAAACCTCACGGCCATTGACACACGCCTTCTGGTTAACTCTCTCACCGACAATTGGAAGCCTACAACCACGTCAGTCAAAGCTGGTGGTGCATCTCCGCAGGCGTTTGTTGACGCCATCCAGAACAACAAATATCGCCCGGCTCTGACAAATTATACGCCGCAGGAAGTCAAGGCCGGTGCGCGATCTGGAGACCTCGTTGCATATCAGTTGGGAGATGACGATGTTTTCTTTGCGTTGGACGCAAAGCCAGACTATTCTTGGGCCGGTGTTGATATGATGCCTGGTGACAAGGCTTTGGTCGGTGTTGTGAGCAACGCGCCAGGCTCAAGAGGAACTGCGGCTCCTAGTGTCATTGCAAAGGCGCTTGATGAAGGCGCAAATATACTCGATGCCTTTGCTGTGCCGTCTGAGAGTTTTCCAGATGGTTTCTTGCCTCAGTATTATGGTGAATTCGGGTTTGAAGAAGTCGGGCGCGTTCCGTTCGACAAAGATATGTATGTGGCCGATCACGGTGAACTTGCTTATGAGGATTTACTTCAAGCATGGCGCTCTGATGGTTGGGATGAGAGTCAGGGCATGCCGCCCGTAATCGTAATGAGATGGAATGGATCAGATGCAGACAGAAGAGCAACGGTTGCAGGAATTCGCGGAGCAGGTGCGCCGAGCCATCGGGCCGAAACTAGAGGAATTGTCGCCCAGGCAAGAGGATCTTCTGGACGCATCTCTGACGAAGCTGTTCAACCTCAACCGCCCAGTGACGGACGCGGAGTTGCAGGGCAGGCTGGACCTAGTGACGAATTTCGTCTCTCCGGCAGGGCAAGAAGAGGTGCAGAAGGTATATTGGGACTTACGCCTCAACAACTCCAAAACCAAGGCATCCCAGAAGACCAAATCCAGCAATTGATGCAACTGCGTAACGTCGAGCAATGAAACTGGACATCCAGACGCCACGTTGGGCAAAGCCGATCCTTGACCGCGAGAACGCCCGCTATGTCGGCGCATATGGCGGGCGGGGCTCGGGCAAGTCGTGGTTCTTCGCCGAGTGGATCGTGGAGCGCTGCGTGATGCGCCGCACCGACGTGGTCTGCGTCCGCGAGGTGCAGAAGTCGCTCAAGCAGTCGGTCAAGAAGCTGATCGAGAACAAG